CTATTTCCCTAGCTTATATTGGGCTAGAGGGTCTAGCTGATATTGCAACGAGATGGAGGCACGGGAAGTGACATTATTAGCCATAAAAAGTTTTTTTAAAAAAGCATGGGTATGGCTGAAACACAACTGGAAAGTTCCACTTATCATCCTTTACACTCTTGCACTTTGGCTACTCTTTAGAAGAAAGGACGCTGCTTTCCTAGTATTAGAAGAAAGAAACAAATCTTATAAAGCACAGATTGACGTCATCAATCAAAACCACAAAGAAGAATTAGAAAAAAGAAATAAGGTTATTGAGAAATATAATGATCTTGTTTCACAACTAGAAGATCAATATGCCGCAGACAATAAAGAATTGGACGAGGCAAAGAAAAAAGAAATCAAAGACATAGTTGAAAAGCATCACGATAACCCAAACGCTTTAGCTCAAATGCTAGCAGAAAAATATGGATTAGTTTATGTTGAATAAGATTACAGCTATAGCATTGATTTTCTTTTTGTTAATTCCATTAACAGTATTAGCAGAACCTCCAGTAGTGCCCGAACTCCCACCTCAACCAAGAATTATGGGAATACAACAAGGTGAAGCAGCACCATATTCAGGCGTTTTACTAAACTCTATTGCTGCTGCCAAGGTATTTACAGAGAGAGACTTCTCTCAAACCCAATGTGATCTTCGTATAAAGTTTGAAGTAGCAAAAGAACTAGCAAGAGTAAACCTTATTTTAGAAACAACAAGAGTTTCTATGGAATCTATGGAACAAAGATATACTTCCCTATTACAAATCAAAAATACTGAAATAGAACGACTAAGCAAAATTGCCAGTGATACCAATGACTATTCAGCTTGGTGGGCTACTGGCGGCGTCATAGTCGGCATTGCCTTAACTATCGGCGTTATGTATGCTGTACAGCCGGGACTTCAATAAATGGCTAAAGGTGGAATCGGTGATTATAGTCGTGCTCGTCTAATAAGATTAATAGATGCGAGACAAGAAGAATTTCATAATCCCATTGAAGACGACACTAGAGTGACATTTGGTACAGATAACGATTCATTTATAGAATATGATAGCTCTGGTGGGTTTTTAGTTATTTCTGGTTCCGATGAGGGAATAGTTTTATCAGGCAGCACAGTACAGATTAGAGGTACGCTAGAAGGAGCCTCTCCGCTTAAAATAGCCGGTGGCATTGAAATCGTCCCCTCGGCAGACGGTTCCCCCGCCACAGCAATGTCTTTTGGAGACGACATTAAACTTTTTTTTGGAGATGACAACGACACTCACATACAATACAGCACAGGAAGAGCATCAGAAGTATTAGAAATATCAGGTTCTAATGCTGGCGGCATAGAATTATTTGGCTCTTCCGTCTATGTAGATCAATATCTAGGAGTTGGAATAACAGGAGCCTCTATAACTCACGCCATTACATTACCTGAAAGCGATACTAATGCTGGTAAAATAAAAGCTACCGCTTACACAACTTATTCTTCAGTAAGATACAAAGAAAATATTAAACCAATTCTAAATCCACTACAAATAATAAACAACCTAGAAGGCGTAACCTTTGATTGGAAGAAATCACAATCACCAGACATAGGCTTCGTCGCGGAACAAGTCGGAAAACACCTACCAAATATTGTTGATTGGGAAGAAAACGGGACTGATGCGCAGTCAATGGACTACAGTAAAATCGTCCCAATTTTAGTCGAAGCTATAAAAAATCAACAATCCCAAATAGATAAATTAAAAGATCAAATTATTTTCTTAAATGATGTGCTGCTAAACAATTAGCCCTCTACTTACTTCTCAACCCGCCCCTAAAAAAGGGCGGCTAAAGGAGAAAATTAATTATGGCTTATAGTCCTCAAGCAAGTTCATATGGAAAATATATTGACTTGCAAAATTATACAGGTTCAGCCGCACCTACTTCAAGCGGTTCTCTGTGGATGTCTGGAACGGCAGCGCTTCCAATATTCTATACCAATGTTGGTATGGATGTAGGTGGAACGTTTGACTGTAGTGGCAAAATCACAACTGATGCTGGCATAGAAGGGGCTTCACTCGTCCTAGCCAGTGGTGCTACATGCACAGCGATTCTTGATGAAGATGGCATGGGTAGCAACAGCGCTACCGCACTAGCTACTCAGCAAAGCATTAAAGCTTATGTTGACGCTCAGGTTACCGCTCAAGACCTCGACGGTGCTGGTGATTCCGGTACTTTCGCTGTCGACCTCGACTCACAATCACTTTCGATTGTTGGTACTTCAAATGAGATTGCAACCGCTGCAAGTGGTCAAACTCTTACAATTAGCCTTCCTGATGACGTTACTATTGGAGATGCAATAATAGTAACTGGTCAGCTTGATGCTAATGGTGACTGTAATCTTGGTAACGCTACAAGTGATACCATTACAGCTACTGGTCGTTTCGACTCCGACCTTGTTCCTTCGTCCGACTCCGCTCGCGACTTAGGTTCTTCTGCTCTTCAGTGGGCAGAGGTTCACGCCGATGCTGGTCACATTGATGCAATGACCGTCACTGGTACTTCTACTCTTGGTGCAGTTACTGCTACTACTATTAGTGGTTCTAGTACTCTTTCGGCAGCAGGAGCAATTGCCGGTAATTCTACTTTAACTATGCAAGGTTTAAGTGCCCTACAAGCAGTTACCGCTACTACGGTTTCTGGTTCCAGTACTCTTCAAGCTGGTGGTGCAATTAGTGGTAATTCTACTTTAACCATTAAAGGTGCTAGCACGTTAAAAGCAGTTACCGCTACTACGGTTTCTGGCTCTAGTACTCTTCAATCTGGTGGTAACTTCACTGTTGGTCCTGCACAATACGGCTTGACTACTGCTGGTGCTGCTAAAATTGCTTCTATGTCCGCTAACTGGACCAACGCTGGTCGTACTGTTGCTGACATGGGTACTGTTACTACTATGGACCTCAACGGTGGTTCCATCGACGGTACTGTAATCGGTGGTGCTTCGGTTGCTGCTGGTTCGTTTGCTGCTGTTATTGGTACAACTGGTACTTATAGTAGCACTCTTGCTGCTAATGGTGGCTTAACTGCCACAACCGTTAGTGGTTCCGGTGCTGCTAGCCTTAAGAGTTTGCACTGTGATAGTGTAAATCTTGATGGTGGTAACATTGATGGTACTATTATCGGTGCTGCTTCTGCCGCTGCCGGTACTTTCGCTGCTTTGGTTGGTACAAGTCTTAGCGTTTCCGATGGTAACATCACAAACGTTGGCGTTCTTGAAACTGATACAGTTCAATCTGATGCTGGTGCTGCAGGATTGAATATCAATTTTGATGGCAACACCGGTACCAACAAATTGTCCTTGACTGACAATCTTGCTAGTGCTCTTGACGCAACTCAAGGTGCAAATTCGTACATGAAATTTGTAACATCTGACGACAGCGAGAAAATTAGCTTTGGCACAACGCCAATCGTTGAATTTCTTTCAACCGGCGGCTCTTCCGGTGATGCCGACGTCGATATCAAGGGTTATGCTCAAGTTGCCGAAGGTCTCAAAGTAGACGCTGGTGGTTTGACTGTATCTGCTGGCGCATCTACTTTCAGCGCTGCTGTTGATGTAGCTTCTGGTGGTCTTTCCGCTAACTCATTGAAAGTTGATGACCTAACTGATACTCGTCTTCTTCTCGCTGGTACCAGTGGTGAAGTAGAAGATAGTGCTAACCTCACTTACGATGGTTCAACTTTTGATATTGCTGCTGCTGTATCAGTTGATGGTGACATCACTCTTGATAATGACCACGATGTAAAGGCTCGCTCTTTCATCACTTATTCAGACGCTAAACTCAAGACTAACGTAGAAACCGTCACAAATGCTATGGATATGATCCAAGGCTTACGTGGTGTTTCTTATGACTTGAAGACTGGCGGAAAACGTGAATTCGGTTTCATCGCTCAAGAGGTCAACAATATTGTTCCTGAAGTTGTTTCCAAGAATGGAAACCTTATGGGTATCGATTACACTCGTATTACTTCCTTACTCGTTGAGGCAGTAAAAACCCAACAGGCTCAGATCGAAGATCTTAAAGCTAAACTTGACAAGTAATCTAATTTTTTAAATTAGTTTATTTGTTTGGGATGGGGGGTTCGCCCCCTGTCCCTTTTTTTTTAAAACCCTATTTATCCTGTGATATGATATTGTAACGCAAGGAGCATAAAATGTCTAGATATGGTGAAGGAGCAGACATAACCGGTTCTTTGATCGTAGATGGTGAAATTGATTTAGGCAGCGGCGATGACGACATCGTAATGGACGGTGATGATATGACACTTGTTGTCGATGGTCAAAACAACAGAGTAGGCATTGGAACAGAAGATCCTGACGGTCTCTTACATATAAGTACAGCAACAACAGACGCCACACTAATCATAGAAGCTGACACTGATAATAACAATGAAGGCGACAATCCAATCATTATCCTAAGACAAGATGGCGGTCTTGTTGATTCTGCCATTTACCACAGTACTGCTCCATCCAACAATGATCTTCATATTGCCTCCGCAATTAATATGGTATTTTCAACATCAACAAACGGACGCTATGCCAGCGCAACACCAAAAATGGCAATCAATGATACCGGCGAAGTAGGCATTGGAACAACTGAACCTAATGACGACGCAATCCTAGAACTATCTTCTAGCGATCAAGGTTTTATGCTGCCAAGAGTACTTAGTAATAACAAACCCACAGCTTCAAGCGCTCTTAATGGGTTGATGCTTTATGAAGAGGACACACATAGATTAAAGGTTGTTGCTAATGGCGAGTGGCAAACTATTTCTTTCGAAGACTAATATGAAAAAAGATCTAAATAAAATAGCGTATGTAGAAAAAGCAATTGCGAAGAAGTTTGGACAAGAGGCTATTATTAATCCTAAATCTGGTTGGACAGATGAAAAAGAAGAAGAGTACCTCGAACAGTTAAAAGAATTTTATTCTAGACAACGCAAGAAAGAAGAAGCTGGTGAGAAAATAGAAGAAGATGGCTTTTTATTATCTAAAAATCTAATTACTAAAGAATCTAAAAGAGTTTGCCCAGTTTGCAGTGAATACTCTTTTAGTATGAGAGACGATCTCTATATGAACAAATTTGAATGTTGCTGGAAATGTTACATTCAGCATGTAGAAGATAGAGAAGAAAGATGGGCTAATGGTTGGCGACCAACTAAGGAGCAAAAATAAATGGCTAGTGTATATGATATTGTAAAAGGGATTAATCAAGCAGCAGCAAATGCTTGGGATGGTTCGCATGATGAAAAGTTTGTTGCAGAAGGTGACGAAAAGGTTGTTGGTCTCAAGAGAGAGCAAGGTTGCCCTCTAAACGATTCTAGAGTGATGGACGGTTTTAACGTTCGTATGAGTGGACCAAAGCTTATTGTTTCATATCAGTCAGAAATGCCTGTGTCTGATTTTCACAATACGAAACTAGACCAAGAGCTAGAGCAAACTTATGCCGACATTACAAAGTTTTTAAAGAAAGAATATAAGAAAGTAACTGGCGAAACTCTATCCCTCAAAGAAGATGGTAAAGCCAGTTTTAGCCTCCAAAATATGTCCAGACTCCGCACCTGGATACAAGCTACAAAGACATATACAGTCGGCAATATGAAAGATGTAATCGAGGTTTCCGAGCCTTCAGAAGATCGCTTAGATGCCAACTTCAAGAAGTTCCTTGAGTTGAACACAGACAAGAAGCCAGAGAACGTAACCCGAAAAGATGCTTAATGTCTTACAAACTTACCAAAGACAAGATAGTAAAAGAAGTAGTCAAATCTGGTAAAAATCCAGTATACTTTATAAATACCTACTGCAAAATCCCTCACCCCGGCAAAGGTCTTATTCCATTTAAAACATATGACTTTCAGTCAGATTTAGTAAATGATCTTGCGCTCCATAGATTTATCGTCGTTCTCAAAGCGAGACAGCTGGGAATATCAACGATTACAGCAGCTTACGTCGCTTGGCTTGTTCTCTTCCATAGAGACAAAAACGTTCTTATCGTCGCCACCAAACTATCAACCGCAGCAAACCTTGTAAAGAAAGTAAAAATCATACTCAAGAACCTTCCAGAGTGGATACGAATATCAGATTTTGCTGTTGATAATAGAAACAGCATCGAACTCAAAAACGGTAGCCAAGTCAAGGCATCATCAACATCCGGCGATGCTGGTCGTTCAGAAGCATTGTCTCTCCTTGTCATCGACGAGGCAGCACACATCGATGGGCTTGATGATCTCTGGACTGGTCTCTATCCTACGATTTCTACTGGTGGACGCTGTATAGCAATCTCTACTCCAAATGGTGTTGGCGATTGGTTCCATGAGGCATATGTCGGAGCAGAAAGCGGAGAGAACGAATTCTTCCCCGTAAGCTTGCCTTGGGACAAACATCCCGATAGAGATGATAAATGGTTTGAGGTAGAAACAAAAAATATGAGCAAAAGACAAATTGCTCAAGAGTACGAATGTAACTTTAATACTTCTGGTGATACAGTTATACACCCAGATGATATTATAAGAATAAAAGGAATGATAAGAGAGCCTACACATCGTGTAGGGTTTGATAGAAATACTTGGATATGGGAAGAACCTAAAGATGAAAATACATATTTATTGGTTGCTGACGTGGCACGAGGTGATGGTGCTGACTCTAGCACATTTCACGTTTTCAAATTAGAAACG